GACAGACAACTATATATTATATATATAGATAATGTCCTGTCGTCCATCATGTCCATACCTGTATAGACAGGGTTGCTTAAAACGCACCCTGTCATATACAAGGGTCATGGACTAAAAGCGAAATTTAAAAAAGAAAGGAAGTGCATTTTTAAATATGTCTATTGAATTCTTTTTACCGATGCAAAAAATTCCAACTACAACTCACCAGCAAAAAAAGGTAAACGTGCAATTTGGAAAGCCAATCTTTTATGAGCCAGATGATCTAAAAAATGCCAGAGCGAAATTTGAGAGCTTGCTCGCACAGCATGTGCCTCCTGATAAATTTAAAGGAGCTGTTCGGCTGACAGTCAAGTGGTGTTTTCCTCGTATCAAAAAAAGCTACGATGGCCAGTACAAGACCACGAAGCCAGATACGGACAATCTGCAGAAGTTACTCAAAGATTGCATGACGAAACTTTGCTACTGGAAAGATGATGCACAAGTGGCCAGCGAGATTGTCGAAAAGTTCTGGGCGGATACAGTCGGGATCTATATCAAAATTGAGGAATTGCCATGAAAATCAATTATATTGATTTCTTTAGCAGAGTTATTCCTGAATGGATGGCGCGCAGCAATCAGAAGAGCCAAGAGGTCGGTTTTGGCTCGGACGCTTATTGGCTCTGGGTAGTGTCGTCAATCGGAGAGGTTTGCAAACAATACAATGATGATGAGTTGGTGACGGAGCAGTTCGGTCTACTCTTTAACTGGCTTGAGAAACAGGCAGGTTAAACCATGAAATACAACAAACAAATAATGATTGACGGGTTGAAGCGGTCAATCGAAATAACAGAGCAGGAAATTGAGAAGTATTCAAAGCTATGTGATAAACGAGTAGCACAAGGGCGGGCTGCTCATCGTGAATTTTTGAAGAAAAGACTAAATAAAATGAAAATGCAATTGAAGGAGTTGGAAGATGAATAAGCAGGAATTGATAAAAAAATACGAGATGAAGGGAGAACAACTTAAAGAGTTTCCAGTTGTTGCAATCGGAGATGTTTTAAAGAATCTTCGAGAACTAGACGAACCTAAACCGGTCAAAATTCCGCAGTTTGTAGCGGATTGGGTTGAGGAATCTAGAAAGACTTGTAAAGACGTAGCAGACTTCTTAAATTTTGATTTCACAAATGAAGAAGTCGGCAAATGGTTTATGCAAGAACGACCATTTGATTTAGTCGCTCGAGCATGGCTTGACGGCTACGAGGTCGAGAAAGAGAAGCGGTATCGTGTGAAGATGAAAGGTATTGATACTAATTTTAATTTTTTAAATCGTCACAGAAACGAAAACCACTGGATATTTTCAATCAAAGACAAAAATACTTTATATCAAACACATCACACCCAAAAAGAGCTAGAAGATGCAGGCTTCGGCTGGGTATTCGATTGCGAAGGGATTGAGATTGAGGAGGTGGAGAATGGACTATGAAAAACCTTTAACAAAGAGACAGCGTGAATTATTCGCTTTCATGCTGAAGCAAAAGAGAATTGATAACAAGGTTACTTTGAAAGAGTTAGGAAATAAGCTAGGCTACTCAATTGCAACAATATCGAATTGGGAGAATTTAAAATCCGCTCCTGATGTGTATAACATTGAGGATGTAGCGACTTATTTCAATCTTCCTTTGAATGTTTTTATCGGAGAGGGGTGATAGGGTGCAGAGAGCTATTGAAAAAGAACTCAAGAAACTAAAATTTAAGAATGTAAAAATACAATCTCTACATTGTGAAATTATCAATCTAAGGTCTGGTATCATGAAAGGTCAGATTTTTGACAGTATGCCGAAATCTCAGAGCAATGATAATCGCACCGAAGAAATGAACATCAAGGCTATTGATCGCATAGCTGAACTATATCAGGAAATCGAGAGGGAATACAAGGAACAAGAGGAACTTGTTAGAGCGATTGAAGAGTTAGAAGAGCCGATTGAGAACATTGTAATGCGATTGTTGTACATTGACGGATTGTCTTGGGCTCAAGTAGAAAGAAGACTGAATTGCAGTCCAGCTACTATCCAGCGAGCTAGAGATAAGTCTTTGGTCAAACTCTCTAAAATGTTTGATAACAATGATAGTAAATGATAGTTTTAATGTGCTATTATGATATTGTCAGCAAGTACGGTAAAGCGGACTGATGACTCCTTTAATGTTTAACGGTATCAGGGGCGAAAAAGCTGGTGATCTCCTCTTTGTGTTATTCAGTTCAATCCCTGGTGCCGTTATTTAGATTTTTAGTGTAGTGGTAACACAACAGTCTCCAAAACTGTTATCGTGGGTTCGATTCCTGCAAAGTCTGTGAGAGGTCTTGTATCAAGTCACACAATCGTGTGGCTTTTTGTTTTGTAGAAAATGGAGGTGATGGACATTGGGTTAAATCAAAGACAAAAGATGTTTGCGAGCGAGTATTTGAGGACTGGAAATGTCTATCAATCCGCAATATTCGCAGGTTATAGCGAGGCTTACGCTAGAACAACCGCTAGTAAATTGCTAGAAAATGCAAGCATTAAAACGTTCATACAAACAGAAACCGAAAAGATGCACGATGAGAACATTCTGAGTGCTAAAGAGGCTCTTTCGATTCTTTCAGACATTGCAAGAGGCAAGCGACTTGAAGAAGTATTGATGATGAATCCGGTGACCGGTGTGGTGGATAGAGTTACGAAAAAAGCGGATAATAACACGGTTATTAAAGCGATAGCCGAGATATTGAAACGATATCCGACTGCTAAACAAGCTGAGAAACTTGAGCTTGAAATCGAGAAACTCAAATCTCAAATCGGCATGGATGACGAGCACGACGATAAGCTTGTAGAATTTGCTAAGGCTTTGAGAGGTGCTTTCAATGACAAGTAAATTCACGCTAAAACAAGAACAAGTCCTTAGACGAGTTTTAAACGATGATTTTTTTATTTGTGGTTTGCATGGTGCAAAGCGTTCAGGTAAGACTGTTTTGAATAATGTTGTTTTCGGGAATGAGATCGCACGAGTTCGAGAAATAGCTGATAAGTTGAACATTGATGAACCGATGTATATCTTAGCAGGAACGTCTTCAACATCGATACAAAATAATATCATTCAAGAACTTTATAACATGTTCGGTATTGAGCCTAAATATGATAAACATGGTGCATTTACTCTTTGCGGAGTCAAAATCATTCAAGTCTATACTGGTTCGATTTCTGGTTTGAAGCGTGCTCGTGGTTTCACTGCTTTTGGTGCTTACATAAACGAGGCATCATTGGCCAATGAACAAGTGTTCAAAGAAATCATCTCACGTTGCTCAGGAGAGGGCGCACGGATTGTTTGGGATAGCAACCCAGACATTCCAACTCACTGGCTCAGACGAGATTATATCAACGCTGGCGATGACATGATTATCGACTTTCATTTCAAGCTAGATGATAACACATTCATGTCTGACAGATATCGTGAGAATATTAAATCAGCCACACCGGCAGGCGTCTTCTATGACCGAGATATCCTTGGTCTTTGGGTAACTGGTGAAGGTGTTGTTTATCGTGATTTTAGCGAGAATATGTTTGTGAATGAAGTACCAGAAGACATCACGAAGATATATGCTGGTGTCGACTGGGGATATGAACACTTTGGTTCTATCGTTGTTATCGGAGAAACCTCAGACGGTTCGGTTTATCTCTTGGAAGAACACGCTCATCAGTACAAAGAGATTGACTTTTGGGTGGAACTAGCAAAAGATATCAAGGCCCGATATGGTAATATCACGTTTTGGGCAGATAGCGCACGACCTGAACACGTTGCTAGATTTCAACGAGAGCAATTAAAGACGTTTAACGCTAATAAAGCTGTCTTGTCTGGTATTGAAGAAGTCGCTAAGCTGATGAAAGCTGGGCGCTTTTTTGTTGTTTCGGATAAGGTCAGCAAGTTCAAAGATGAGGTCTATCAGTATATCTGGAATGAGAAGACAGGCGAGCCGGTGAAAGAGAATGACGACGTGCTGGATGCGGTGCGTTATGCGATTTATTCACAACATTCTCAACCAAAAGCAACTGTCCGCAGACGTTCTCAATACGGCTTATAGAAAGGAATTAAATGTATCAGATTTTAACTTATCCGAGAGATGGATATGATGAAACAGCTTTGAATAAGGAATTGATTTTCAAGCTGATTCGCAAGCACACACAAGAACGCAGTCACTTGCAGGATTTGAAGAAATACTATCTAGGTGAGCATGCTATCTTGAATCATACCAGACGAAATAAGAATGCTCCGAACTTCAAAACAGTAGCAAATCATGCTAAGGACATCGCAGACACGTCTACTGGTTATTTCATGGGCAATCCTATAAAGTATAACAATACGGCTGAAAGCGACCTTGAACCTTTGCTTGAAGCTTTCGATGGCGCTGAAATAGACCAAGTGGATGCGCAGAACGCTCTGAACATGGCTATCTATGGACGTGCTTACGAGTACATCTATGCTAAAGAGGGGCTGACTGAGCTTGATTCGACTAGCGTAGATCCTGAGAATGTATTTCTTGTATACGATGACAGTATTGAACGCAAGGCCTTGTTTGCGGTCTACTACTACGAAATTAAAGATGACACGAAAGATGCTACTAAGTATCAAGCAGAAGTCTTTACTCAGAACTTGCATTATCACATCGTGCTGCGTGATTCGAGCATGGGGACAACACGGAACGAGCAAGTAGAACCTCATAACCTCGGACAAATCCCAATCATCGAGTATCGCAATAATCACTTTGCGATTGG